CGATATGCCACTCGTTAGTTTGGCTCGCCACCGCACTCTCGGCACCGTGTCACCGACACTGGGAGCCGGGTGGCTTATGTCTAACCTCTACTACCTCTCCGTCGACATGGTGTCACCTTTTCGATTCCTCACATACAGTGAGGACATTGTTAGCCCACATGTTGTCAGAGCAGATAACGCTGAGGTCATGACTTACCTACGATCTCACACACCTACTCCCAAGGAGGCTTACGTGAACCATACACATGGCGCTCATGCCGCTAACCGCAGCTCAGCCGTGGCCTACATCAATTCTTTTTGTTCCCATTTTTCAAAAAGGCGCTTCGATGTCTCCACGTCACGACGACCGTCCGACAAAGGGGCTGGCTGCCGACACTATTACAATATGCGCGATCTTGAAGTGCCCGCCCTAACCAAGCGACCACGACTCGACGATGTCATCACCATGATAGACGTCGCGTACTACTGTGACCTTTCCATCTACGCAGGGCATATCATCCTCTGCTACAACTTCTCACCTTCTGGACTGTCCGGGGACCTGAGCGGAGAAGGGACTTACCGTTTCGTCGATAGAAACACGGTCGCCTTCACTCTCTCCGGAGGTACAGAATACCTACACAAGTTCACCCCCACGAACATGTCCTCCACCCAACTGGTGAAAGGCCGCTACACGTACTATTACGATGTTGTAAACGTTCCGTGCGGACTGGAAAGATTTATCACCTGTTACGTGCCCAACTACAGAGTCCGAACTTCGATGCTACGTCATCTGAAGCTCGAACCGTGTCACTATACCTACCCCATCACCGACTGTCCTAAGGGGATAGCGCGCGTTGTGAAAAACAATTCCACCGCAAAAGTGTGCCTATTGCCATCCACCAACATGGAGAGCATTGAGATCAGCATGAAAGACTACGATGTAGCCACCACTGTGAAGTATTTCCTTGGTGAGTCTTTCAAGCTTTCTAACCTCAGGAGCGAACTCCCGACCTTAACTAGCCATACCATATGGAGTCTATTTCAATGTCTAGATGGGAAGATCGACCCCGACAACCTACCCGAAGTCCAGTTTTATGGCCGTCCATCGGTGGACGAAAAACTCCCGAACGCCAGGGCTGTATCTGCACCGATCACCACGGCCACCGTCTATGCGCCCTTCAAATCCAAGGCCAATGATGAATGGACCGTAGAAGACCGAGTTATAAAACCCTCTAACCAAACAGAACCGGATGAGACCATGTCCAAATATGCTGATGAATTCGTGAACCTCTTCATTCGTCATCGTAAGTTTACACCACTTACTTTCGATGAAGTCGTCGAGCATCAGAAATCCCCGACACAGCGTCTCCGGAACGGCAGAGCCATGCTTGGATCGTTGATTTCATTAGACAATAAGGTGAAACCCTTCCAGAAAAATGAACTTTACAACAAACCAAGCGCGCCTCGCAATATTAGTTCCAATTCGACCAACCAGACACTAAACCTTTCTCGCTACTCTCACAGCTTTAAGAAGTTACTACTCGATGAGCATTTCTACATGCCCAATCGGAGCCCGACTGAGATTTGCGAAGCAGTGATGCTTTACGCCGCGGAGAAAGACAGCCTGATTGAGACGGACTATTCCCGCTTCGATGGCAGCATATCCCCCTTCCTACGCACACTGGAGAGGAGAATTCTGCTGGGGTCAGTCAACCCCGAGTACCGAGAGGACCTCCTCCAGATCCTCAATGGCGACTCAAACCAGAAATGCCGCACAGAGCACGGGGTTAAGTACAACTCCGGAGCCAGCCGCCTATCTGGGTCGGCGTTCACCACCGAAACAAACACCCTAGTCAACGCTTTCGTTGATTATGTGAGCAATCGCAACTTTGGGACAGGGCCCAAAGCATCCTACCGCAACATTGGCCCCAAATACGGGGACGATGGTGTCACTGACGGAAGACTCGACATCGAGCAAGCTTCCAAATCCCTCGGCCTCGTGCTTAAACCGGTTTCCGTCGCACGTGGCCAACCACTCACCTTTTTGTCCAGGGTATTCATTAACCCGTGGGCCACCAGCACGACGATGCACGAGCCCAAAAAGCTCCTGACTAAACTCACGTACTCGACCTCATCACTTCCTGACAAGGAGGCGTACCTCAACAAGGTTGTGGGGTTCGGCATCACGGATGCCCACACCCCCATCTTTCGTTCGCATTACCGCCATTCCTACGACCCTGATCACGTTATCAGGGACCTTGATCGGGAGGCCTACTACAAGGCCCGTGTCGGCCCCTGGCCGCAGGATCCTGCCGACACAGACCTGATGTTCGAGGTGATGGCTAAACGCCTCGGCGTCAGCGTCCACGAATTGGAGGAGGCTGATGGCGACGTCAGTAAAGTCCTATACCTCCAAAATGACCATTCCGTGTCATTGAGTGGGGACATCGTAAATCACGACCTTATATACCTAGATGGCATCGATTTTGTTAGCGACCAAGACAGCAGCGAAAGCTGTTGGACGAGGCACCAATCGAGCACTACGGAGCGCTCAGGATACCCATCGGGGTGTTCTCAAGGGCCCTCCGGGCCAACATCGGTGGATGATGAGTCCATCGAATGTGGGCAAGCATCAGCCACCGAAACCTCAGCACCAAGGTCGGTACAAGCCCCACCAGAAGAGGGAGGGGGGTCGGTACGCCAAAGGGCCGCCGAGACCACAAAAGCTCGACAACCCCCACGGCAACCGCTGGGTACCATACCACAAACCCAAAGGACAACAACATCAACCGAAGATGATAACAAATCGGCAACCATCTACTCGGACGAGCGGACCCAGTCAGGCCTTGGTGCCGTGGCGAAGCAAATCCCCCCCGAAGCCCAGCCCCAACTCAACACCGAAACCCTTTACTCCGAGGACTCTTGGGAAACCCCCAAGGACACGAGATCGCCTTCGAAACGGGCGAAACAAGACCGGTATGAGGCTACAAAGGGGGCTGGCCCACCTACCAAACCTACGCGGACCCGCAGGCTTCCTCGCAGAGGCCGGGATGTTTGTGGGGGGAGCAATATTGCTCTCTAACATAGCATCCGGTCTCGGACAAGGCTTTTCCTCCTTTCCAGGCATCAACGCCGGCCAACCGTTGTCTACCTCTCTCACATGGTCCCCATCTACGACCAACCAGTATTCAACCGGTGATATTTCGCTTTTCAAACCAGACAAGCGCACCGAGGCCGCAGACAATGCTTATGGTCCGGCCTGGGCCGGCTCCGTAAACATCTCAGCCGATGGTATCCAATAGAAAGCAAGGAGTGGTATCCAAACGACCAGGCTCACGAGGCCCGGCAGTTCAACTCGCCCTGGCACGCAACCCCACCGTACGCAACTTTCGTTGTGGTGCAGTCTGGGACATGCAGGCACAGGGGCGCAGTACGTGCCTTTCACACGTCGACGCCACCACCTACCAGAGCACGGCGCGCGGCCCAACGGCCGACCCCGTCAACCCCTTCATTGCGACCAATTTCTCAAACTTGTTTTGGGGTTGCAAGCAATTCGCTGATCTCTACCAGCGTTACAGGTTGACAGCTCTCCACTTCCAGTGGGTACCCTCAACCGCCTTCACATGGTCAGGAACCATAGCGATCAAGATCGTTGACGATCCCTTAGACGCACTATTCGTCGACAACGTCAATCAGTTCATGAACGCTCCAGCCTCCATCATCTGCCCGGTCAACATGCCTAGCGCACCAACATCTTGGACACCCAAGAACCAACCAGTAGCAAAATACTGCTACAACACCTACACTCTCGACAGCCAGAGCTTCCAGTTCACCGAGGCAACGGGTTACTCCACCATCAATTTGATGAACTACAGAGACCTTAGCTACGGATACCTAGTCTTCAACCCCTTCGGGGTCCTAGACGGACAAGGGAATGCCCCGGATCCAGCGACCACCATTGGACGCATCATCATCACTGCCGAGATGACCTACTCTCAGCCCATACCAATCGGGCAGAACAGGAACTCCGAGGTTGGCATCTACCCCCCCAAGATCACAGCTCCCCCACCTTGAGGTGGGTACGCAGGCCCCTAAACACACAATCGTGCGGGACCTCTGACTTTGCCAGAGACAAAACCC